GACTGCTTGTCGCAGTCCATTCAGGTTCTCATTGTCCATGACGTAGGAGCCTCCTCGCTCCTTGTCGCCGTTGGTTGATCGGCGACGCACCCAGTATGCCAGCCTCGTCAAGCCGTCGTCCCCAACTGCGTGTGCTTGTGCGTATTGCGCCCCAACATCGGTAGCGGTATCTGTCAAGAGTGAGGGCTACGAGCAGGTTGTAAGGAGGTTCAGCGTCATTCTGCTGCCTACCCGTAGCCCCCACGTCTCTACTTGCTTGAGTGATGGGCGTACCAAAGCCCAACGATCACGGCACAAGCGACAAAGAGTCTGGCGTACAGTCCAACGCCTTGATACTCCTTAGCCTGTGACGTGAGCACAATAAGAGTGCCATAAAGCAAGACACTTGGCTCATTCATCATCTCCAGTCATTCCTTCCAGTTTGCTCATGATCTCTGTGACCATCGCCTTGTATGCCTTGGGGTACTGCTGCCTGAGTACCTGCGGCATGGCGGTGAACTGCCATTGAGCATCTGCCAATGGTGAAGCCTCAGAGGGTAGAGACTCCACAGCAGGTGGCGTGGACATAGTGCCGCCAGTTGCCCGGGACTCTGACAACTTGTCGCCTGTGGGTAGCACCTTGGTCACAGTGAGCGAGCCGCCTGCGACACACATGTAGATCGTGGTCGCTTGGTGCTTGTGCGCTGTGATGGTCGCCCAGCCTTTGCCTTCAGCCGCCATGTCTGCCATGACGGCAGCCATTCTGCTGTTCATGTTCTCTACCGCATCTGACATGGAGTCAAAGGTGAAGGGCATCTGGATACTCCCCCCAGAGAAACCTCGTGCCTCTGCCTCTGTGTCAGACAAGCCTGCGATGAGGTGGGCATTGAGGACATTGTCCTTGTCCACCTCTGACACAGGAGTCTGGTACATCATGAACAGAAGCACCTTGTCCCCTTCTATCTCAAACTCCTTGCCAATGCTGGTGGACACAGTCTCAACTAGCCTGACTGCTTCCTCCATCTGCTTCTTGCTGAGGTCGGCATTCGCCTCGTCAAGGATCGCCTTGACCTGAGACATGAGTTCCTCGTTGCTATCGGTCATACTTCATCTCCTCCACTGTGCTTGTACTTCTTGCGCTTGGGCTTTGCGCCCATCTGGAACTGGCGAAGGAGCGTTGCCGCTTCCTCTGGTCGCCTGACGATGTAGATGTTGTGCCTGCCAGCAAACATCAAGCACCAGTCACGAAGGGCATCTGACGCGATGTCGCGTGCGCCAGTAACCCTTGTGTCTGAGATCCAGATGACTGGCTCATTGTGCCTGCGCATTGAGACACCTACCTCAAGGGCAGGACCATCTACACCATTGCCACCGGGGAACTCTGGCAATGCGCTTGCTCGTCTGCCGCGAGAAGCCACGAGCCAGATGTTCGGCTCATCTGTGCCTCTGTACCTACCGCCATCTGAGTAGCAGATGACTGTGGTGCCAGCGGAAGCGTCCATGATCGTGCGCAGGTCGTTCTCGTCAAGCGACATTGAGCCTGAGCAATCGACAATGACTACGCCACCTGTCGCACGGACATAGCGACCAAAGATCTTCTGCTCTGGGTCTGTGTCCTCACGGGAGATGAACTTGATGTCCTTGCCGTATGCCTCAGGCACAATCTTGCGACCCTTGCGCCCAGTGTGAGGGGACACAAGCGGCAACTTCTCAAGAATGGCAGGAGCCCACCCGTCAATGGAAGGGACTATCTGGCGCAAGGTTCTCTTACCATTCTGGAACCTTCTGCCATAAATCTCATCTTCCTTGCGCCTTGAGTAAGAGTCCTTGCCAGACGCTTGCTTGTGCGCTTCTGACTTCTCCTTTGCCTTCTTGGCTTCCATCTCCATGCGAGTGGACTCAAGGACGTTCTGTCCCCAAGTGATCTCGCGCTTGAGATTGGCGACCAAGTTGCGGTATGCCTTGTTGGACGTGCGTGTGGCAGATGCGCCATCTTTGTTGATGTGCGCCTGTACAACACGTGAGTAGTGCTCGCAAGCCCACTGTAAGTCCCTGTAGTTGGACTCAAGCACCTCTCGCACCTTCTCGTTCTTGATGAGAGCGACAAGGTCTGATGCTGCTTGTGTACCTACATACGCCATTGCTGCTGCCATGGCACTTGGACTTGGCTCATCTCGGTCAAGGATCTGAGCAAGTGGGACAAGGTTCACTGTGCCAATGGTGGGATCCTCGCCGAAGATGGTCTCGTACAACCGCGAAGCGACGATGCGCTCTGCGGCATTGACCAACTCGATTGAGGCATTGGCTGAGTGAGCAATCTTGCGCTTGTTCATCAAGCCGTAGCGAGAGAGCATCAAGCCGTAGCGACGAAGTCGCCGCATGGCATCACCCTCCTCCACAGGCGCAGAGTACTGGTGCTCTGCCGCAGTGGGTGAAAGCACAACGCTCACTCCGTCAAGACTTGTGGGCAGACTGCCGCTTGACTCAAAGTTGTTGTGCTTGGCACCCTTGCGTACAGAGAGAGCCTCTGGCGCAAAGCGTTGGGTCGTGGTCACAGGAGACCTGCTTCACTTGCCACGATGCTCAATGAGTCAATCATGGACTCATGAACCTCGGGGAACAGAACCTGAGCGCAAGCCTTGAGGTTCTTGGACTTCTCGTACATGGACTGGAACTCCACGAACGAGCGCAAGGAGTAGCGGTACTGTGCGTCCTCTGCGGTGAAGGCGATTGCCAACTGTCGCAGATACTCGGGCAGAGTCTCAATCGCCTTGGGGTTGGGCGTATTGACCGCACAACGCACCGTCAAGCGGTCAAGCACCGCAGGCGCAAGATCCTCGGGCATACCGTTCATAGTGGCAACGACCGAGAAGTCCTTGTGGGGCTTGACGATCTCGCCAGTATCTGGGTTCTCCCACGATGCGCTTGCCTCAGTGTCCAAGAGCATCATCAACTTTGACTCAACGTCACCGTTGATGCGATTGACCTCGTCCACCACGAGCCGTGCGCCTTCGCGCCATGCTCGGATACCTACGCCTTCGTGCCACTTGAGTGAACCTGATGCCTCACGGCGCCAGAAGCCCTCAAGATCTGCTGAACTCATGTCCTCGGTACAAGCCAGACGGTACGACTTCTTGCCTTGCGTACCATGCGTCAAGCCGAAGTATGTCTTGCCTGTGCCGGGGAGACCATAGAGAAGCACTCTGTTGGAGTGCTCAATGGCGAACTCGGCTTTCTGCCATGTGGTCATGGCGTTGGTGTCTACTGTGCTACTCATTGCTGTTGTCCTCCTTTGGACTGTTGGTTGCTTGCGCGGTGGGGAATACTTCCTCACCGTTTCTTATCCGCTGTGCGGTAAGATCTTCCAACAAGGCATCAAAGACCACTGGTCGCATCTGCCTCATTGCCTTGGGTGCCATGTAGAACATGAGCACTGCGTCAATCATCTTGCTCTCACCCTGCTTGTACTCGGTCGCATGGATCGTGGTGTGCTGTACCTCATTGTCGTCAAGGAACCTTGTCGCAATGTAGATGGCATCACCAACAAGCATGGTGGTGACGATCACCTCGCGCTTGACTTCTGGAACCTTGTCGATGGCAGTAGCAGTACCGGTCATACGAACAAGTACGCCTTCTGACTCCAAAGTTGCGACATGGGCAGCAAGGTACTGATCCTCCAGCATGTCGTAGATGTCGCCACCTTGGCATAGTGGCGTGATGGAGAGCAGTAGATCTGGTTGCTCGCCAGTCACCACATTGGGCTCACCTTTGATGAGGCGACCTTCTGCCTGCTCGATGGTCTCCTTGTGCCTGTCTTGGGGTACAAGTTGTAGCAAGAACATCATGTGCTCTTGATCTTTGTTGCCGATGTGCTCCCACATAGCCTGCTCAAGGCGAGAGAACTCATCTGCCATGCTGTCTGGTCGCTCTGACTCAATGGCTTTCTCAGCCTCAGAAAGGATCTTTGCGGCTTCTGCCAAGATCTGATCGTCGTACTCAGACATGGCTACCTGCCCAGACTGGACGAGCAAGGTAAGTGTGGTAGCCAGCGTCAAAGGACTCTGCTGGCTTGTTCACCCATACAAGAACTTGCTCTTGACTGTTGAGCCTTGCGAGAACCTGAGTCCCCTTGCGCAGTCGTTTGGCACTACGCACTAGGAACTGGTTGTCGCCAGCGTGGTTGTAGCGGTGATCCCAGCGGTGGAACGCTTGGACATTGTCGTTGGTCATTGGTGCTTGCCTCCTTGTGATCGGCGGTTTGCCGACGCGATCGAGTATGCCCGACCCGTCAAGCCGACCGCCCATCGGGCAGACCCGACGGCAACGGTAGCGGTAGCGGTAGCGCTACGTGGAGGACAGCTGCTTCACGCGCAGCGAGGCGTAGTCCCGACTTCTTTCAACTGCTTCGGGTGGCAGTGCATGGGCCACACCTTCGCACAGGTTGGTGATGTAAGCACGCAACGCTGGGCGAATGGTGAGGGCCATGACCAATAGCTCGGTAAGTACTTCTTCTGCAATCTGACGTTCGTTGTCGCTGAAGTCTGGGATCTCACCGAGATCTTTCATAACTAGAACGCTTCTTCTTCTGCGGGCTGGTCCGTGGTGCATGACCACAGCTGAGCGTCGGGAAACTCTGCGATGCGACGCACGAGCCATACCTGAGTCTCCTCACCCTTCTTGTTGACGAGATGCACGGTGTCACCCGGCTCGCCCTTGTGCTTGATCTTGGCACCCCAGGTGCCGTCACGAAGCTTGTACCAAGTGTTGTCTGACATGTTATTCATTGCTCCCCTGGCTGAGTAGCAGCCGTAGTCGGTCCACCATGGATTTGTACATGGCTATCTGTTTCTCAAGCTCAGTAACCCGAGCTTGTAGATCCTTCTTGTCATCACGCAGCGTATCAAGCGAGATCTGCATTTCCGCAACCCAAGCCTGCATTGCATGTTCATCAACTGACATCGACATCTCCGATCTCTGCTAACAGCTTTCGCTTGTTCTTCTGACGCGAAGCCGGTGGCACGCCACCCCACACACCATACGAGATGTTGTTCTTGAGCGCGTAACGCAAGCACTCAACGCGCACCGGACACTTGGCGCAGATCTGCTTGGCCTTGTGATGTCCGCCGTTCGCCCCGCGGTCAGGGAAGAAGAGCTTCTGATCTTCACCCTTGCAGGCAGCGTGCTTCATCCACTTGTCGTTTGTGTAGGGCAGTGCCCACTCTGCCATCAACATGGCGTAACTATAAGTTCCACGGCGAGAACCCGTCCCCGTTTGCTTCTTGTGAGTAGTCATAGATTGCCTTTGCGGCTTTGAGGTTTGTGGCTGCGTCGAACAGCTGATCGCACCCAACGCTACTGAGTACACCAACTGTCTGCAAATACCCATTCGGATACCACCTGGTTGGCAGGCACCACGAACGGTCGTTGATCTGCGTCAGGCCGATATCGGTAGAGCCATCGGCATTGAGCGTCGTGTTGTGCTGGGTCGGATCGCACCTGCTCTCGCGGTGCATCACGTAGTCCAGCGTCGGCATGCTTTCGGCATGCCAGCCAGCACGCTTGGCTAGCTCCCACCACTGGGGGCACAGCGCCCCGGCTGGTGCCGTGGTTGTTGTGACTGGCGGCTGGGTGGTGGTTGTAGTTGCCACCGCTACGGGCACGGGGGCCTGGACCGCCTCGCCTTTCCCGCCGAAGACGCTCCCCAATGAGATCAGGGCTGCGGCTATGGCAGCGAAGCTTCTGGTCATTGTTTCCATTTCTTCCCCTCTAAGGGTTTTCCCCGGCTAGATGCAACTACTTCACCTAGCCGGGGACGACAAGCCCCCAAGGAGGAAGGGGACCCTTTGTCTTGTCGTTAATCTTGCAGCAACGATACTAGCTGACTGAACTCTTCCAGGTCCATTAGCACTACGCCCTTGCTTGTGCCATCAGGCATGGCGACCATCACGAACGGACGTATATCACCAAGCGCTTTCGCAGCATCACTCTGACTTTTGGCTTGCTGAAACCGAGTCCAAATTGGACCGACCTGCGCGCCCGCTTTGATCTCGGTACGCAGAGCACCGCCCCAATTTTCCTCGTGACGGGTAAGGTGACCACCCAGCCCCAGTTTCTTACGGGCACGACGCGCCTTTGCATCCCCCTTGGTGCGGTTGCGCTTCCCTCTGGCAGCAGGGTCGCCGCAGCCTCGAACTCTGCGCTTTCCTTGTCGATCAGCACGACCCAGAGTTCCGAATTTGGGACACTCATGTAGCGAGCACTTGTCTCTGTTGCCTTGACATTCACCCTTGCGTTCATCCATCACCGACCCCAGCGGTTGAGACACGCGTTGGTGATGACGGCAGTAACAATGCTGACAGCCACAATGATCAAGAAGTTTGTGATCACTTGCGACCTCGCGCATCCAACGCCTTGATCACAGCATTGGCCTCGCCCTTGTTCAGTTCATCGAGTGCGCTGATCGGACGGTTGATGATCTCGGCAATGTAGTCATGCTGGTCGGCCCTGGTGTTAAGGCTTACACCATTCAACATGGCGCGGATCTTGCCAAGCTGAGCGCTGCTCGCCTTAGCACCAGGGTCCTTGATCTGTGGTTCATCTGTGGCGATGGCACCGGGGAATGCAGCAGTCACCTTGTCGATGATCTCCTGCACCTCAGGCTTCGGCTTGTCATTCATGCCGTCGTTGATCTTCTTGAAAGCACTGCGCAGTGCAGGCATGACTGCATCTGTCAACGCATTGAGATCAACGTTGGCTTCCATGGCCACAGCTTCTGGATCGAGTCCAGCCTTAGCGCAAGCCTCGCGGAACTTACTCAACAGGTCAGACGGCTTCATCTCTGGCTTGGTCTGGTTCATGCGCTCAACCTTGGCCATCTCCTCACGGGACGGACGCGGTGATGCCTTGGCTGAAAGGACCCAGTTCGACGCGGCGCGTCCCAAACTCGACGTCTCACAGTTCTCGACATGTGATGTGCGGTTCACTGGTGATGCATCACGCACTTCCTCGGCGAACCCAGTCGATACCGGAACCGGATCATTGATGTCCTTGTACAGCGCAGCACGAAACACAACACGGTTCTCGTCGTAGTGCACCATCTCGGTGACTACACGTCCGTTCGGGCAGAGCTCCCAGAACTTTGCCAGCCGTGCTTCGACTGTCTCGTAGTTGTCAAGGTTGAATCGCATTACTTGTCTCCTTTGTTGATACGGAACTGACGGTATGTCGTGGTCTTCTTGTACTTGTCGTGGAGCGCTGAGTGCTCCTTCTCAAACTTCTTCTGGTCAAATGAGTTGCGGGACACTTCCTTCCACGTGGCGACGACATTGCCGTCGACGGTGGCCTGGGAGTTGTCGCCGATCTCCTGGCAGATCGCGGCCTGCAACGCAGACGCATGCTCTTCCAGTTCGGACACCATCGCCTTCGTCTTGGTCAGCTGCTCCAGCAACTGCACTGCATCGGCAGACAGCTCGACGCTGCCACCGTTGGCATTCGGGTGAAGCGTTGAGATGTTCTCATAACTGGGGATCGCAGTCTCCGGGTACATGCCCATGTCAATGCACGCCAAGTAATTACGGCATGCTTCGATGTGCTGGCGTTTCTCATCCGAGCTGACCTTCTGGGTGTGGAACTTGAGGTCAAGGTCACCATCCAGTACGCACCACGTGATCTCGCTGACGTCAGCGCAGATCGCCTGGTGTACGCCCTGCCAGTACCACATGACTGGAAGCACGCCATCGAAGCGCTTCTTGCTGGTCTTGATCTCGTACACGGCGCCCATCGTGCTGATTGCATCGAGCGTCGCGATCAAGCGAACGCCGTCCTCTTCATACACGTACATCACGTCGGGCTCGGTCAACTCAACGTTAAGCAGTGTCTGTGCCCACTCGCGGACCGGGCCTTCCAATGTCGTACCGCGCAGCATCGCAGCGTTTTGCTCGATCGGCTGCGGGGCTTCGCTCGCGAGCAGTTGCGTCGCGAGATCGGCGGACGTTACATACGGATGCGAGTCGTAGATCGCAGCCGCGACGCTCGCCGAGATGCGGGCCAGTCCGTCTTCATTCTTCCAGCGCACCGCCAGCCACTCGGGCGAGCCGTGCGTCGGCTTGCTGATAGTTGTGTGTTTCATGTAGAGCCTCCTTGCTCGTGTTGTGTTGTGAGACTAACCGCGCTCGGTCTAAGTTGCAACCCAGTTTGGTTGGTCGAGAACGACGATCTTATTGATCATGCCGTTCGGGATGTGTGTCACCATACCAATCGTTTCCATGTCTGGCAACTCGTCCGGCATGTAAGAGCCGGTGATTGATACGTAACCCTCAAGTGCCTCTGGGTAGAGATACCCGACAGACACGACGTGCGTTGCTTTGGGGTGATACTCGTTGACATCGACCCACCCGTTCTGTGAGTCAAATGCGTCAGTCCAATGTATTGCTACAAGGGACCATGGGCAGTGCTGAACCTCAGTCAAGCCAACAGACATACTCGCAGGTTACCCTGCCCTTGTCTGGGTCCACAAACATCAGTCTTTGTGAGGGTTTCCCCACTGCTGCAACGAATGTCTTGGCGTACTGGTTGTCTGACTCCGGGGATCCGCTTACCCAGATGCGCCCACCATTTGCCATGGTCAGGCTCATCGGAGTGTGGAAGTGGCCCATCATGCAATCGTCAAAGCCCATGAAGGTAGCCCAAGCATTCACCTTGCGAAGGATCGAGTAGCTTGGCGTTTGCCCACCAAACGACGGGATCTCGTCACCATGGACAATGAGCATCTTGTAGTTGCCGATGGTGGCAATCTGATACCAGTCCTCGGACATCTGCCAAGTGACGTTCTTCAGGTGCGTGCAGCGGTCAGCTGCAATCTTGTAGGCCATGCGGTCCACGTTGTCGGAAGATGGCATGTCTCCCTTGCGCCCGATTCGCCCGTGGTTGCCATACTCACAGACAACATGGATCTTGGTGAAGTGGCTGGCGAGATTGTTCACGCAGTTCTCGATGATGCTCGATACCGTGAACAGCTGGTCGAACAGGTGCGGTCCTATCTCGTAGATCTGGCCCGGAAATACGGTTAGTCCCTCGACCATATCTCCACCCAGCACAAGCACACACTCGTTTACCGGGTGGTGTGCGCGCTGAATGTCGGTGAGGTGCACAACCTTGTCGATCATCTGGTCAATACGCCTGCGCAGAACGTCGGTGTTGTAGGAGACCGACACTTTGCCAGCCTGCCAGTCGGTCAGGTGGATGAGTGCAACCTCTTGCTTCTTTGACTTCTTCTGCGGCTTGGGTGGTTTCACCTTGACACGCGGCTGAACAAGCGATGCGTCTTTTGCTGCCTGATAGACGGCCTCAACGAGTTCTTCGTTGCGGCGCTTTGCCCGAGCAGTTGCGCGCTGCGCGTTCTCCAATGCACGACGTAGATCGATGACCTCCGCTTCGAGTGCTGCCTCTTCGCTGATGGTCATTCCGATTCCTCCTGCAACTGACGGCGCAAGTAGGCAACTGTGTTGCCTGCGATGTTCACACCGCGCTTCTTAAGCGCGCGAGAAATACCGGCTGATGAAATTCCTTCGTCTCTGCACGCCACCACGAATTCCTTGTACTGCTTCGGACCGAGCTTCTTCTCGATCTCCGCCAGCTTCGTTGGCTTGCGCCCGATGGGTACTTGTGCTTCTTCCTTCGCTTCGTTCAGAAAGGACATCTTGTGCCTCCTTGATCATGCTCAACAATGTGACATAACCAAGGGTATCAACAAGGCTGTCATGATGCAAGGACCCACCGTGCATATTTGTCTTGAGCCTTGCAAGCTTGACGCTGACCATGAACAGAACCGCCTCATAGACAGTCAGGTCGATGCCAGTCAGGGACTTGTAGATCTCCACCACCGTGCTGTAGTCATCGAGTGGGTGGCCGTAGGACGACTGCCGGTCCTGGTTTACGAGGTTGTATGCCTCAAGCAATACTTCACTTCCCGGCGTGGCTTGCTTTTCCATCTTCTCCCCTAATCAAGTTGTCGAGTTTGCCTATCAGGTGAAGAAGCTCTTCTTGCTCCCCAACCCCAGTAAAGATCCTAGTTAGGAATCCCCTTAGTTTTACGAGATCCCGCCTTGTCAGATCGCTTGGCACCCGCAGCCCCTTCCTTCTCCGCGTGGAACTGTAGGTGCTGGTTGAGGCGTTCTCCAACCCCGTCAACCTTTTCTTCTGTGCGCTGCTGGGACTTGTGGACCATCTTCAACATGCCAAGAACAACCTGATGATCTTGGCTGTTCTCTTTACGGAACTTGTCGAGGACGGCGACGATAACCCCACCCACCGCCGCAACAACGGCGGCGAGGACCATCGCCCATCCTGCGTCCACTACTCAGTTGGCTTACTCTTGAGCCACTCGCGGACTGCATCTGGTGTGTCATCACCGGCCACGTAACGCAGGTGCCATGGTTCGCTCTGCACTTCCCAGCTGAATCCAAAACGCTGTGCGTTGGCAAGCAACCACTCCAAGCGTTTGCCACTGGCATTGGCAATATCGATAGCGATCCCGTAATTATGCTGCGAGGTACCCGGCACGGCCATCGGCGCCAGCCCCTTCTTGAGGTACCACGCCTTACCCTTGTAGATACGCGGCGTCTGCTTCATGATCTTCTTGTTCGGCTTGTCCGTGTAGCGCTGGTAGAAGCCGTATTCCTGGGTCTCCAACGAACGATACGTGTCGGCCTGCGAAGTGGGTGACAAGTCAATCCCATCAGCATTGGCAGCAGCGTCCATGGCCTCATAGGCGTCAGCTGCACATTGATGCAGCTTGCCCTTGCCCTCGATGCCGCGAAGCAGATCGGGGCTCAGCTCACCTGGCTTGCAGTCCTTCAGATGCGAGCACAGCTTGACCTTGACGACAGGGTACTTGTCAGCCATGGCTTACTTCTTGAACGCTTCTGCGATTTCTTCCCGCGTCAGCTCCCCGTCGGTGCTGGCTGCGGCAAGCTTCTGGAGAACACCAGCGACTGCCATGAATCCTGCGATGAGGGCTGACTTCACGACAGACACGCCGATGACCGCACCACCAGTGATGGCCGGGAGTGCCGTGGCCACGAACAGGGAGAACAGGCGCTGCCCAATATCCAGCGTCAATGCAACGGCCTTGTTGGCTGCCTTCATGAAAGTCATCAGTCCTTCTCCCCTGTAGTAGCGGTCAAAATAGAGTGTAACACTAGCGCAACGCCAGTGAGCCATAGCGCTTGGCGCAATGTCGGGCCGGACAACGTGATAAGGACCAACCCCACCCCTGCGAGGGTCCATGTCTGTTCTTTGATGTAATTCCACATGGTACGAGAATCCTACTTCAGGGATCTGCGCGAAGAGACCGGCACCGGGGCGGGCATCATAAAGATCACCGCGGTTGCGGCCACAACGGCACGGCGCTCAGCCACTGAGATCTTGGAGCCCTCGGGCACGTACTCGTCGTAAGCCCCAGAGTAGACATCGACCTGGGCTTCAAACGCTTCTTTCTCCTCCGGGGTTGCATCTGCCGGTGGAGCCGGTATCGTGTCGATCGTCAGTGACGCGACTGGCGAATCCGTTGTCGTCTCCTCAACAACAACCATAACCGTGGGAGCTGGGGAGGCGGCAACGGTAACCTGTGGCGGTGCACTGGTTTCTACGACTGTGGTTGGCAACAGGGGCTCTGTTGTTGTCGTTGTTCGCGGCGTTGGCCGGATTGTTGTGGTGGTTGTTTCGACAGGAACCGTCGTCTCCGGAACAGTTGTCGTTTCGGGAACCGTCGTCGTTGTCGTCGGTGGCTCAGTCGTTGTTGGCGGCGGAGGCGGCGGTGGCGGGGGAGGCGGTGGAGCCTGAGTCGTCGTAGTTGATGAGGTAGTCGTAGTTGGCGGAAGGGTCGTAGTAGCCCTTTCTTCCACCGTTGTAGTTGTTGACTCCTGAGTGGTTGTCGTTTCCGGCACTGTCGTCGTAGTGGTCTCGGGAACCGTAGTCGTTGACGAGGTAGTGGTAGTAGATGTCGTTGAGGTTGTCGTAGCTACGGAAGCGCCGTAGGACCAGACGTACTCGGGTCCAGGGTTGCCATTTCGCCAAGCTTCGCAGTCCTGCCAGGTCGGATACTTTCCTGCCTGGTAGTCGGCTATCGGTTGCTGCATCTGCCATGTCGTATTCGATTGGCATGTCCATGTGATGTAGTCCTGTGCTGAGGCTGGGGCAAACCAAGCGATAGTTGCTGCGGGTAGAAAGATTATCCAGCGTAGACGACGGGCCACCCGTCAATTATGGCCCATGAACGACATCCAACCAGTAGCAATTGTCTTTTCCTGAGTTGGAGACGGCACACCGCGGTGAAGGAACATCCACTCCGCTGGCCAGATTACGGTGAGCCCCTTTCGCGGGGACACAGAAAGCTCTTGGTGCTTCCATTCTGTTTGTCCCCCGTCTGTCACGTCGTTCAGGTAAGTCATAAACACGAACACGCGTGCATTGGAGCCGGGTGAATTGCGCTCGGTGTGCCAAGCAAAGAACCCCTCACCCGGCCTGTACCTCTGGATGTTTACAGGTTCGGTAAATCCCCACCTGGCGATGGATGCGTCAACGGCTGGATACGCCTCTCTGTACTTACCGAAGCACTGGGATAGCTGGCTGACATATGCCTGGATCCTTGGGTCTTCCTCGAAGAAATCAAAGTACACCTCGGTCGAGATCTTCACCTCTGGGCGCAACATTTGTTCGCCAGCCATGTTGTTGATGTACCCAGGTGTTTTGTTTGGGTGCTCTTCGTAGTAGGAAATCAGCCCGTCGCATGCGTCTTCGCTGATGAACCATGCGCCCATGAACTGGCAGCCGAGATCAAATTCTGCAACCATCAGAGATCCTTCCAGGGTGAGTACTCGACCATAACCTTGTGCATCTCAAGCATGATGTCTGACGCGTAGAACATCAGGCACGTGTCTCTAAATCCGGACACCACCTCTTTGACAGAGTGCCGGTATATCTCGTGAGCCGGGAACACAACCATCTGGTTGCTGCGTGGCACGTATGCGTGGTCAAGGTTGTTGAAGTACAACTCGCCGCCAACGCAGTCGACATCCAGATAGATGATCGCTGTGCAATAGGTCAAATTGGAATTGCCTTGCGCTTTTTGCAAGAACCTGACCGGATAGTGGAAGCCGTCAGAGTGGGGCTGCATTAGAGAACCCTGGACATAAGAAATAAATATCGGCTTGATGTGCTGGGTCAAGGGCATGCCCATCAGAGAAGAGGTCAGCCCTGTCAGCTTGTTGTCAAATACAGCCTTGATGTCCTGGTCGTAGCACATGAATCTGTGCGCATCCGGAAGCGGTGTCCTGTTTACTTTTTCTTTGGCGATGTAGGAGTTGAAAAGCGAATACTCTTCTTCATCCAGCACCCCGTCCAGGACGCGAATATTTGCTATCCAGTTGTCCTTATTCGGGACTTGGGCCCTCAGAGAATGGTCCTGCGAAGACTTCACGAATCCAGGATAGCGACGATTCGTCCCACGTGTAGTTGACTGGGAATCCCATCTCAACTTCAATCGGCATTGCAACTGGCGGTTGCCAGTCGTGATTCTCGTCCAATGTCCACGACGGGTAGGGCTGAGGCTTGATGAAGATGTCGTTGGCCTCATCGTATGAATAGCCAACGCCAGCAAACTGCTTGCGCAGATTCCAGTTGTAGCTGGTTCGCTTGCACTTCAGGCCGTGAAAGTTGCCGTAGTACTCCTCCCAGTCAGAGATACCGTCTACGACCTCGTCCTCGTTGCGCCCAGTAATTACCTGGACAACAAGATTGTTTTCGTCAATCAGCGCGTAGTGAGCCATTAGTTGAAAGTAACCGTTCCACTGCCAGCAGTGCAGTTAATGAAACTGTACAAGCCGGTGGTCCCAGACGTATAAGTAACCCCAGCAGAAACAGTTGCCGTTGCAGTGCCAGTCAACCAGCGAACAATGACGCGGCCAGAGCCGCCCTGGTATTCGCCTGAGGGAGCATATGCATACGGAATGCCACCGCCACCGCTTGCGTAGTTGGCGGAACCCGATGTGCCAACAGAGCGGCCACCACAGTCTCCGTGGCCTTCGTGTCCGCCCGAACCCTCGCCCTGGCCTCGCGAACGACGGTAGTTGCAGCCTTGGTTGTCGGAGGTGTGTGATTTCGCACCGCCATTTCCGCCTGCTCCATGGAGCAGTGAGGTACCAGTTGCGCTGGTTGAAATAGCAGCTCCACCCATGCCCGAGTACTGGAATCCACCGCTCACAAATGTGTTTTCGCCAGCGCTTCCAGCACCACCGCCACCGCCACCGGGGAATCTGCCGTTTCCATTGCAGTCGCTTGTATTGCTACCTGTGCCACCGCCGTATCCCTGATTTGCGGTACCAGCGCCTCCAGCGCTAGCACCACCACCACCACCGCATCCACCATTCGTTCCCGTTGTTCCGCCACCAGTTGATGTGATGTTGTGGAACACAGAGTTGCTTCCATTGGCGCTCTGCGCACCACCGGCTCCGACAGTCAGCGTAAGTGCAGTACCAAGATCGACGGGAAGTACTGGTTCAGCTGATGCACCGCCACCAGAACTCTCACCGGGGATCGACGAACGGTATCCACCACCACCGCCTCCACCAGCCCAAGCGGCACCACCGGCACCACCAGCAGCAACAACGAACTCCACGTTGATGCTTGCTGATCCGCCACGCCATAGCGAGTCAACCTGGCCGGTGCCAGTGCGGCGACCACGCGGGCGCAGCTGACCAGCTAGTGACTTCCCGCCCTGGGTGTTGATTTCCTGCCGAGGCATCTCGACCTACGAGATTCGGTTGACGTATCCGCCAATGAGAACGACGTTTGCCGTAGCTGCGAACGCGGTAATCGTGCGCGCAGCAGACCCCGTGCCAGAAAGAAGCAGGCCGGGAACAATCAGATACAAACCGTTTTCTGCCTTGACGGTGTACTCGATCAAGTCGTCAGGTGACGAGGTGCCACCAAACTCAATCGTCAACTTGCGATCCGTCGTATCGGTGTTAACCGCGTACAACCAAACTTCGTCAATGGCGCTTGACGACGTGCCGGTCGCGTGAATGGTCGTGCCAGTCGTAGCGGTAGCAGCGACCTTGATGAGTCGACCACCCGTCGACCCGCTGAGATGAACCTTGCTGAATGTTGCCATGTCGCTCCTATGTTAGCCGAAGATTTGTCCGGCAAGAACAATCTGATCATCTTCGACGCCAGCCCAACGGAGACCAGTGGTCTCGCCAGAAGCTGCCATCAGGATCGCCCCATCAGCACCAACGCCAAGTCGGTTTACGGTATCAGCCGCGGTGCCGACAATGAGATCGCCCTTGGTGGTGACAACGTCAGTCGTCGGGTCGGTGCCCCAGACCGGGTCAGTGCCATCTGACTTAAGAACCTGGCCGTTGGTGCCAACAGCAAGACGAGCAGCCGTGGGACCGCTACCCATGTAGACGAGATCGCCGCGCGTGGTCAAGCGCGACGCAATGAAGTTTGCCTCGTCTGCTTCAGTTGCAGTGAAGACTGGGTAAATGGTCGCGCCGGAGGCGTGTGATTGTGCGCTCGTGTTGTCCTGGGCGCGGGTGAGCGTCAGCACTGAGCTTGAGATCGTTGCCGAGCACTTCTCTTCAGACGCGGTACCAGGACTAATGACGACGAAGAATGGCTCTGCCCCGGTGGGCCACCCAGTTGTGGCAGCAAGCGTGCAGGAGGTGTCGCCAGCGCCAATCGCGTTAACGATCGTCGTCTGTGCTGCTGCACCCTTGTACTGTCTACGTGTTACTGCGGCCATACCTTCCTTACCTTACACTACGCATGACAACGATAGCAGTGCCTTCGAAGTCATTTTTGTTATGGGACTGGGTTACCTGCCGGTACTGCATTTGGACGTTCTCCACCACAACAGCAAATGTCGAAGTGTTTTCCTGGTATGAGATAACCCTGGGGGTGTCCACCAGGTCGCGGAGGAGCGCCATCTCGTGGTCCACGTCCTGGTAGTACTCGCGTCCGTTGATATTTAGCTTGTGATGCATCAGCACCGGCACGGTAAAGATCTGGGATCGAAGGGGGGCGGCGTAAGCACGGGCCATCCAGCGAGTGACTGTTGGGCCGACCATCCCAGATGCAGCCCTATTAAGGGTCACCTTGACCTCGGCTTCAAATACCTTGGCCTCAAGGCCGTCGATTGTCTTGTCCCTGGCGTCCTGGGTGTCAAACAACTGGAAGTTTTCAAACTCCCCACCGTCCGAAGCGACCGCAACGCGGATTGAGCCGTCAAGCGGCAGGCAGCGGATGTCCAGCTTCGGGATGAACTTGGCGTCAGGGACACCCCAACGGTAGATGCCTGATCGCAGGTAGCCGGAAGAGACAAGGTTGGTGGCGTGGGGAATGTACACACCCTGACCTGCGACGGTGAACATGGGCTGGTTGTTGTACTCGTGGATCGCCACCACCGTCC